ATCGAGCACAAGAAATTATGACCAACCAATATTTTAGCTACCATGCCATTTAATATCTTAGCTGTTTCAGCACACCACGATGATGTTGAATTAGGGTGCGGGGGGATGCTTGCCCACCATGCTCAGCGAGGGGATCACGTTTACTTAGTTGTCACCACTAAGAACGGCCGTACCGCTGATCATACCCAGCGATTAGCGGAGCAGGCTTTGAGTTGTGACGTTCTTGGCATCACTGCTACGTTTTGTTTTGATAAGGTCAGCCGTGATTTAAGAGATCAGGATGTGATCATGCCCATGCTCGGCGAACTCATAAACCGCCTAAACATAGATGTGGTTTACACCCCATACCCAAGCGACACCCACGCTGATCATATCCACACCACAAACGCCCTAATTCCTGCGGCGCGCCACTGTTCGATTTTGTTTTATCAATTGCCCTCATCGGTGAACTTCGCCCCAAACCTCTATTTGCCTTTGTCCGATGATTTGATAAGTCTCAAGGAATCGGCGCTCATGTGCCATAAATCGCAGGTTGAACGTATAGTGGCAGGCGTAAACCTGCCTATATGGATTAAAGTTATAGGCAAATTTCACGCCATTAACCTACAGCCTAGTGTAGAATACGCCGAAGCCTTTTATATTTATCGTATGTTGCATTGGCTAGGAAAATAAGTAATGACTGAACCAGACAAGAGCACAAAGAGTAAATCTAAATTCACCCCCTCGTCGCCCGAAGAAATTGAAATAAGGCGGGGCAAGCTCTTGCAATACATGATCGGTGGCATTACGAACCGCCGAATTTTAGCCGAGTTTTTGAAAGTCTCACCGATGACCATTCAAAACGACATAAAGGCACTTCGCACCCAACTTCGCCAAGACAACCTTACTACATTTGAGAACTACTCAGCTATGCACCTAGAGCAGGCAAATACCGCTCTAACCGCTATCCACCCGGAGGTGTTACGGGGCAACCTTGACGCAATTGATAGGCTGATAAGCCTCATGAAGCACCAAGCAGACGTGATAGGACTGAATGGCTTCATGCGCGACCGTCAGGACAAAAAGGATGGTGCTGGCGACTACAAAGAGAAAAAAGACCCCACCCCCATCAATACAACCAACCTGAACTTTGTTGGAAGTGACACAGATGTTCAGGTTGCGATCAGTGGAATGCTACAACTTCCTCCTGATCAGTTAACATCTTTTCTCGCCAATATTCGGGCTGTTTCTCAAACCTTGCAACCGAAAGAAGAGCATGATGATTGATGTTTTTGGACTGTCGCATAGTTATATAGGCGATGCAAAAAAAAGCCCTCCTGAGTTGTACGTAAGAGCTATACAGAACTCGGAATGCGGGAGGATTTAATATGCTACCACAGGAGAAAACGGCCGTTGTTGAGGCGGCAACAATGACCCGTCAGATGCTAACTGATGGTAGCTTTGGTGAAACTCCCCCCCACATGCGCCGTGATGGGCGTAAACCTTTGAACATGTTGCCGTGGACAATGCTCCGACGGCCGATGCTTCGCCCGAACGTCCCTCTTGATTTAGTCAACAATCCATACCTCATCGGCATGATGGCTTGCACCGCGAGGGAGCAAGTTTTTATGAAGTCCGGGCAGATCCGCATCACCGAACTTTTGCTTTCTTACGCTTTTCATGCCTGTGACGAACGCTATATGGATGTGGCTTACATCATGCCTACTTATGCAGATGTAAGCGACATGAGCCAACAGCGTATAGGTACGGCCCTCGAAGCCAGCCCCTATCTTGATGGCATTACCAACAAGGTTGATGGCGAAAAGAAAAGAGGTCACCGCGGTGCAGACAAAGTAGACCTGAAGCGTATCCGTGACAATTGGCTCATTCTCCGAAGCGGAAACGTGGCACGCATGACCGATGGTGCCGAGGCGGGGCGTTCGGCCAATCGGATGAAATCATTCCGTGCCGATGGTGGGGTAGCTGATGAATTTGATGAAATGATGCCGGAAACCTTGCCTCTTCTTAAAAAGCGGTTTGGTGCAAGTCCTATCCAAGAACTTCGGATCGCCTCTACGCCCAGCTACCACAACACCAAGATACATGCGGAATGGTTGAAAACGGATCAGCGTGAATGGTTTGTGCGTTGCCCTCACTGCGGCCGTTTCCAAATGCTCACCATTGATAAGGTCATTCAAGATTATGATGAACTTGGACGGCCGTCTCAGTGGCACGGAAAGAAGGACGGCCGTGCCTTTGTTGCCTGCGAGAACAAAAAGTGTGGCAAGGAAGTCAACCGCATGGCCATGGGTGAATGGGTGCCCACCTACTTTGGCCGCGAAATCGTTGGGTGGCATCCAACTAAACTCATGTCCTGTAGCAACCCGCTACGGCCAGATGATGAGATTATGCTGATTGTTCTCAACCTCATGCAGTTGGAACAAAGTGATCTCATGCAAGCATGGAATCAGGACTTGGGTCTTCCGTGGTCACCAAAGGGCGGTAAGATTGATGACAAGGTTATTGGGGCGAACAAACGCAATTACAGCCATGGGCCGCACCATCTAAGTGAGTTTGTTTTTATGGGCGTGGACATCTCCCCAACCCTCAAGCATGTGGTGATTCGTTACTTCAATCCACTAACCGGCGAATATCCTCAGCTTTACGCCGGCACAGTCACTAACTTTGAAGCAATTGCTGAACTCATTGGCCTTTACAACGTGGATATTTGCGTCGTTGATGGAGCTCCAGAAACCGAACAATCCCTTGACCTTCGTTCAAGGTTCACCGACGGCCGTGTATGGCTGGCCTATTTCAGTAGCACAGAAGGACAAACATTGGAGCATGTTGACTTTCAGGGGAAAGAAGGTTATGTGCGTGTGGCGAGAACCCGTGCCTTAGATTCAATGTATGCACGGTGGTTTGCTGGTAAAAACGTCATCCCGGCTAATATCAGCAACGTTCCAGACTACTTAGACCAAATCAAGGCCCCTACCCGCGTCATCAAAACGGACAGGCACGGGAATTTAACCGCATCTTATACAGAGGGTAGCAAGGACGATCATTTTGCCTTTGCTGAACTCTATGCCTACGTAGCATCGAAGAATATAAAGGGCTGGTTCTTTGCGTAAACGAGTATGAATGACTAACGAAGACAATGGCTTGGATGAAACCAAGCCCCCGACAGAGAAACAAATAACGCGCAGTGAGTGGAAAGCCATCATTAAGGCAATGCACAGCGAGGGCTTTCCAGATGATGCCACCGACCCAATGAGTGTGGGTGGTGTAGAAAATCTTGTGCCTGAAAAGATGAGAAGGTTGATCGTTCAACGTCAATCAATCTTTGCCCACCGTAATAAAGACAATTCAAAACTTCCCGAAAATGTTTTCCAGCGTTTGATGGATGATCGCACCCTTGCATGGCGTGATGTCAATCTAATGCCTGACGACATGCCCGATGATCCACCCCCACCCCTAAGCGACGGCAAGCCGAAACGCAAACGGCCGTCTAGGAAGAAAGGCAATAAGTGAGATTTGCGGGATATGATACAATCTTAAGTGAGGTATATTTATGAGCTACATACAACAATTACAGCGGCAAATCAGAGAGGCTTATGTGGATAACTTTGCCTCACCCATCACCCTCCTACCGAACGGCCAAAAAGTGACACTCTGGCAAGGCACAAAGAGCGGCACGGCCTTTGTCAATGGTTCAATGGGGGATGTGCTTAAAGATGTCATTAAAGGCGAAAACAAGGTTGATAGCCCCGAATTGTTGTATGCTACCGTGGGGGCTTTGAACCGTTGTATTCAGTATCGAGCGGATTCTATTTCCTCCCTGCCCCGCGAGGTGGAAGACATCAGCACTGGCGAAGTCGTCGCCCAAGCCAACTTTCCCACCCCTCGCCAAGGCCCGGACGGCCGTATCTTGGGCGAAGACACTTTGCCTTTTCAAATATCGCTCACCCGCATTTTGACCCAAATTGAGAAGGCTCTTTGTATTTATGCCCAAGCCTACCTACACAAGGAGCACAACGGCTACTTTATAACGGCCGTTGTCTGGCAAGACCCCGCCCTCATTACCCCCGTAATAGGCGAACATGGCTTTGAGAAATTCACTAAGACCGTGGGCAAGAAAGAAATCAACATTCCCGTTGAGGACATCTGCTATGTCTACACCCCCGGCCTGCGCGAGTTTCGCCCCGATACTCCCCTCGCAAAGGTGGCAATAACCAAAGCTGGTATTCTTTACCATCAAGACAAGTTCCTGACCTCGTTCTTTGAAACTGGAGCTATGCCCGTTACGCTGGTGTTCGCCAAAAGTGCGCCCCCTGACCCCGTGATGCAAAAGATACGGTTCTTTCTGCAACAAGCCCTCACCGGCCGCTCAAAGGCGTGGGACATTCATGTATTGCCGGGCGATCAAATGCTGGAGTTCAAGACCCTGACCCCGCTCTTAAAGGACATGATCCTTACTGAACTTAGCGAAGAGAGTCGCTTGGACATTTGCGCCACTATGGGGGTGCCGGCCAGCGTTCTTTACACAAATGCCTCCCGCAACTCAACATCCGAACAGGATGATGAGCATTTCTATACCAAAACGGTGATCCCCCAAGCCTTGCTCATTGAGGAGGCGTTGAACGAAGGTCTTTTTGCTGATGCTGGCTTGCGGCTCCGCTTCCACTACGAAGCCCTCCCGGTTTTTCAGCAGGCACGATTTAAGAAGGCCGCAGAATTACAAGTCTTCTTTCCTTACATGACCAATGCCGAGATACGCGCCGCCATTGGCCTTTTGCCCAATGCAGAGGTTGATGAGATGCGCCACCAAGCATCAGCGGCCACCGCTTTGCCAGCCACAACAACCCCCAGCCCTGCCAACGTTTCCAACGATACCCCCACCAATACGGCCGTTGCTACCAACACCAATGAAAACATGGATAGCGGCGACGACATGAAGAGCCTGCCTTACGGCCTCAGTAAGCCCCAATACAAGGCGATGATGGCCGACATGAACAAATGGCGTAGCAAGGTACTTAAACGATACCCTGAGTTACCCCCGGCTAACGTTCCTTTTAACTCTGACCACATTGTTGAACCGGTCAAAACGGCCGTTTTCAAGGCTTTGATGCTGGCCAACACCCCCGAAAAAATACGCGCCGCCTTTGAACGGCCGTTTCTGCACATGAGTGAGCGCAATGTCAGCAACTAAAGACTTGGTGCGCGAATTGAACAACGCCCTAAACGAGGCGGAAACGCAAGGGACGCGGGAGGTTTATTGGGGGTTCCAAGAACAAAGGGAAGCCCTCTTTAGCCATAACTTCAAATCGCTTGCCACCAAAACCATCCCTAAACAACTTATCGCCCAAATCGCCACGGTGATCACGCTTAACAGCGACAGGTTGTATGAAGCAATTTACACCCTCACCCTCACCAGCGTAATCGCCGGCGTTACTCAGTCTCGTTTCTCCATCCCCATCACGCAGTCAATTGATGTTGACTGGCGACTGGTGAATGAGGACGCCAGAGCCTTTGCCAAAACTTACGCCTACGACCTAATCAAGGACATCAACCAGACCACCATCAAGGGCATTAGCTCTGCGATTGACCAATACATCAAGGGTGGTGGGTCATTTGATGATCTGATGGACTCCATACGGCCGTTGCTAAAGACCGAAGCTTCGACGGCGCGTATCGAAGCGATCTTTCATGTTGACCGCGCCGAAATGGTGTCTGTCACCGAAGTAACTCGGGCTTACGCTGAGGGAAAAATCAACGGCTACATGGCTTCGGGACTTGCCCACAAACGGCCGTCTGTGGCCCCGCCAGCCCATCCCCGTTGTCGGTGTGATGTACGCCCTGAAGAAAAGGATGATGGATCATGGGTGTGGATATGGTTAACGGCCAATGACGATCTAGTTTGCCCTATCTGCTCCCCCTATATCACCAATCCAGAGGTAGGCATTGCCCGTAACGCCCCCAAATCAGAAAAGGCCATTGATCTCCTTTATGCTCTTGAATATCGCTTGGCTCATTCCTCGAAGTTTGAAGTGTGGTCACACTTACTGAACGCAAAGGGGCTAACCCACACGAAGGCGATAGGGAATGTGGGTTATGTGGAAGGAAAGGCAAATGGGGGGTTGGTCATTTACAACAGGGTTTTCAACCCATTCAAGCATGTGGAAGGATTGGGGTGGGGCGATCTTGTCATGCTCCATTGGGAGGGAATTAGGGAGCTCCGTGTTATTGGCCGTGATCACTCCGGCGCACCCTTGCGCCATGTTCTCGTTGCTGAGCCGGCTTTTTACGAGATTAGACCCAGCGAGATAAACCGCCTTTTCAATCACAGTGTGGCAACAGTAGGAAACCACCACCGCCAAGACATCCTAACCGGCAAAACGGCCGTCACTGAGGCCAATCGTTCCTTATCGCATGATGTCTTTACCACCCTTGCGGCCGCGCTCGGTGGTTGCTTGACCTACACAAGAGAGGTTTTTTAATGACCAACACCCCCCCGGTTTACGCAGTCATTCAACCAAGTTTTCCGCCTGCGCTTTCGGCCGTGTGCGCGATGTGCCGACATTTACCCAATGCCGCGGTCCGCAAATGCGCGGCTTTTCCGTCCGAAATTCCGTCCGAAATATGGTTAGGGCATGTTGCCCATACACGGCCGTTTCCGGGCGATAACAATATTCAGTTTGAACAAATGGAGAACGCCGATGATTAACAACTCTTCCCTTGATTCCACCGAATGTGGCACCTTGTTTCCAACCCACAACGATCTCGAAGCCTTGTCTATTGCCATGTTTTGGGCTGGAAACAACATGGCCTTTATGAAACATGCCGCTGTAGGCATGTCGGAAGCCATACCCAAACAACTTACGGGTACTATGAATGCTCAAGCCCCCAAAGGTTGCAAAGAACGGCCGTTCACATGGGGTGATTTTCGTTTTGGTTATTCAAGCGAAGCCCCCAATAACTGTTTGGACAAAGCTGTTGACAATCAGGCAAAACGCCTTGCCGATGGGTGGCGCAGGCTTGAAGAAGAGATGTTTCTTGGGCCACGAAACATTCCCCAACCAATGTTCCCCAGCATGAAGCGAGTGATGAGCGTTGAAGAGCGTGCCTATCGGATTTACCTTGAATCCATGTCAACGATAGAAATCTACAAACAAGCCGCAGGTAAAAACAAAACTCCCCGCATCATCACCGCGAATGCAAGGGAAATCAAGGTCAAAGGCAAGGGTAAGGGCAAGAGGCGGATCACGCTCCCCACCCTTTAGGCGGTACAAATGGCTGATATTGTTATTGACATCCAAAATGAAGAGCAGGTACTAAAGGTGATCAACTCACTCTCTAACCCCGCCTATCTTGCGCCGGCTGTCAATGAGATTGGGGCCGCCTTTGCCACTGACCTAGCCAAGTACCCGCCACCGCCAGAGAACTCCACCTATCGGCGCACAGGTAATTTGGGCAGGTCTTGGACGCATGTGCAAAAGGTAGACCTATTTGGCTTTCGCTCCACAATAGGTAACGTTAGAGAGTACGCCCCACTGGTACAAGACCGCGACCGTCAAGCGAACGTGCATCAGGGCAGGTGGCAAACTATTCAGGATGTTCAAGAGGACCGCTTACAATGGATGCTGGAAAAACTACAGAAGGCGATAGAGGAGCAAATCCGACGCAACCTATAACCACAATCATCCCCCCGCCATTGACGGCCGTTATCTTCTTTACCCGTGATAAGTTGGTGGCTGAACGCTATGCCAACGACCTTGCGGCTGATTGGCAAGCCACACGTGGGGGGGCACACAATGATTTGTTACTCAAGATTAGCCCCAGCCAACGGGTGATGTACCTGTTGACGCGAGGGCAATTTATATTTATAGAGGTGAATTTTGACAACAATAGTAGCGATTCGACAGAAACATAGTGGTGTGGTCTATATGGGGGCTGATACCTGTATGACCTCCGGCACTCGCAAGATGACTATTCAAGAGCCAAAGATGCGGGTGCTGGATATTCCCGGCAAGGGTGGGGGAAAGATGGTCATTGGCGCGGCTGGCTTTGTGCGTGGGGCTTACGAAGTGGAACATCTCGAACTGCCTAAACACCACAAACGGCTAACGGCCGTTCAATACCTCCGCAAAGAGTTTGTACCCGCTTGGCGGGAATTGATTGAAAAGGGGGGCATGAAAGCGACGGCCGAAGGTGGTTTGGAGCATAATTTCAACGATCTGCTTGTGGTCTATCATGGTCAAATATTTCAAATCGATCAATTCGTTTGTGTGACCGAAGCGGATCACGATTACGAGGCCATTGGCTCAGGGGAGCAGGTTGCCCTTGGTTGCCTGTATCAAATCATGACCACAAGAATTTTACCAAGCCAATCAGATACGGCCGTTTGTGAAATCCTACTCACCGCCCTAGAAACGGCCGCTCATTTCGACATTGGCACAAATGGCCCGTTCCACATCATGAACTGCGCTACGGGCAAATTTCAAGGCACGGCCGTGCCTGACTACCCGCCTGCCGATCTCATTTTGAGTGCCGAAGACCTGAAAGGAAAGGCGATCACTATTCCTAATGGGCAGGCGTTGGAGATTGGTAACGGCCCCGATTTGGCGCAAATTTAGAACGTTTGCCTTAAATCGCGGGTCATTGTAGAATGATCCTTGTAACTTTATATAGCGCGCGACGCCACTCACCTCAGCAATGGGGTGCGGTGGCGTTTTTTATTTGAGGCTAAGATGACAAAACAAATACAAAAAAATCAAGCCAAAAAAACAGACAGTGCAACTACTGACTCTTCGAGCGCAGAAGATGAAGATGTTGATACCACTGACGAAATGACCGAAGAAGAAGGAGCGGGAACACAAGAGCCGGCCAATGATGAGCCGGGTGAAACCGCCCCCAAGAAACGGCCGTCCGCCAATGACCTGTCTAATGCTGACTTACTCTCACAAGCTCAACAACTCGGCATCATTAAAGCCGTTTCGTTCAATGAAATTGTTGATGCTGTCCGAAGCACCTTATCTACCATCTTCCAGCGGATAAACGATCTGCGTTACGATGGCCTTTATACGTGGTTCTCGGATTTATTGGTATACACGGATACGGCCGTTTTGTGCATGAACATGCAATACTGGCGATTTTCATATTCGCTAGAAGACGGTCGCGCCATTATCCCCCCGATGTCCGATTGGGAACGGGTGGAACATGAGTGGGTGGCCTCGAACGCCGGAAAAGCCGTTGATCTTCTGACCAATGACACGGTTGTCACCTTCGGCACTGAGGTCAAGGCTTTGGGCGATCACCGTATTGGCGGGTATCTGGTGCGGTTTACCGACCCCGATACGCCCGACCTGACCGGCGATTACTTCGATGCCAAAAGCGACTTTGGGTTTCACAACGAAACCGATATGTATTGGGATCATGGGCAAGATCGCACCCTTGGGCGTACATCTATCCTAAAGCCCGGCACAAAAGCCACCCTCACCAAAGATGAGGTGGGCGTTTGGATTGAGGGGCAGTTAGATGATAGCAACCGCTATCTGATGGCCGTAGAAAAGCTACTAATAGCCGGCAAGATGGCTGTGGGCTTTTCCAGTGGCACGGCCCCCCATTTGGTGGTTCGCGTTCCAGTGCCGGGCAAAAAGAACGTGAACTACATCGCCAAATGGCCGTTGGGGTTGGATGCCAGCCCAACGGTAAAACCCGCCGCAGGTCCCGAACTGACGCGAGTAACCCCACTCAAACAATTATCAAAAACAACGGCCGTTCCTTCGTTGAAGTCCATCCTAGAGACGGCCGACCAATTACCCCTAAGCAATGAGGTAGATGAAATGAGTCTTACGATTGAAGAAATCACAGCGGCCATGAAGGGCGTGGTTGGTGAAGCCCTCAAACCGATTGAAGCGAAGCTAGAAACGCATGAAAAAACGTTAGGCGAGATGAAAGCCGCCCCAGCCACCAACAAGTTACCCGTTGGTGGGGACGCTCCCCCCGCCGATGCTCCTCAAGAAGATGCCACCAAGTCTGTCTTGGCGAGCCTTTATATCAATAAATTTGGCGATCCCTCCGATGCCATGAAACAAGTCTTCATGGAAGCGGCAGGCAAATCTAGCCAAAACCAACTCGGCGAATTTTTGGTTGACCAAACGGCCGCTTTTGGCAAGTACATCCGTCTTGGCGAAGCCCGACTAACCCCCACTGAGCAGAAATTGATTGAGACTCAGGTCTTTCCTATGTCCGTCATTAAATCTCTTGTGGAAAGTGGCTATGATATGGCCGCTATCAAAGAGACTCAGTTAATCTCGCAGGGCCGCTTGGGTGGTTATGCCGTCCCCCCGAACATGCAAGAAGGGATTATTTCCCGTTTACCGGGAATGACCGTTGTCCGTAGCAATGGGGCCACTATCTTCACCCTAGCCAATGGTGCCATGGGTGTAGACATCATTCTTGATAACGGTGGCGGAAGCCAATATCCCAGCGGCTTCCGTGGCCAATGGGGTGGCGAAAGTTCAACTGCCGTTGCCACCAATACCACGTTCAACAACATCATGACGATGGTCAACCCTTATCAATTCAAGGTGACAGTGACAACCATGATGTTGCAGTCCGTTTCCTCCATTGTCTCTTATCTCGAGAAGCAAATCACCGAAACGGCCGCTCAAGATGAAGACCTCGCCTTTCTGATGGGTACGGGTACGGGTGGGCAACCATTGGGTATTATCCCCGATGGTGTCAACACCTTGGGTATTACCGAAGTGACCTCCGCCACAGCCACCGCCGGCACCATTGATCCAGACAAGATCATTGAGTTATTGGATGCCGTAGACGACCAATACGCCGATGGTACGATCATGGCGATGAGCAAGGCTACCCGCACTCAAATTAGCCTGCTCAAAGACCAAGAAGACCGCTATCTGGTCTCTGATGGTTTGGGAACGGGTCCCCGCCAGACGAACATCCGCGGTGTGCCAATCAAACGCACCCAGCACATGTCCGATATTGCGGCCAACGCATTCCCGATCATCCATGGCAACATGGCCGGCTATGCCATTGTGGAATTACCCGGCTTAACCATCCGCCGTATGCAAGATAGCGGTACAGGTCTTGGTAAAGTCGAATTTCATGTTCAACGCTTCTTGACCGGGCGCGTGTATGAAAAATACCGCTTCGCTCTTATGAAGACCACCGCCGCCTAAAATTTCTAACCCAGCAATGGGCAACGGCCGTTCCTCCAAACGGCCGTTGCCCTGACCCACCTTAAGAGGTAGCTAAAATGCCCTACAAAATTTTGAACCTTCCCGCCGATGTCTACATTGATGTGCTGATTACCCCCGTGGTATTGGCAACGGCGACCCCTACTTACCGGCTGGTGGCCGATTACCAAAAAGCCACTTTTTTACTTATCCTTGGTGCCTGTGATGGCAACGTTGATTTGGCGGTGAAGCAAGCAACCGCCTCCGGCGGCACCGGTGCCAAAGTTGTCACTGATGCCGTTGATGGCACGACCACAGGCTCTATCACCCAACTAACCGCCTCCTCCGACAATAAGTATGTCGCCGTAACGGTGGACATCTCCAACTTGGACGATGGCTTCAACTACCTGAGTGCAACCCTTACCGTTGCCGGTGTTGCCACAGAAGGCACGCTTATTTTGTTCTTGTACGGCGCTGGCGATTCTCCGGTGACTCAACCAGCCGCCTTCGCTCAAACCGTTCACATCCGAGGTTAAACCACATGGCCACACCATATACCACCCTAGATGCCGTTAAGCTGGAACTTCAACGCATTGCTGACTCTAGCGATTACAACAACGAAAATGATTTGTTGGAAAAAAACATCAATAGAGCCACGCGCATGATTGATGACCACACTAAGCGCACGTTCGCTGTTACCGAAGCGACCACGCGCTATATTGATTGTGTCGAGCCGTATGTGGTGGGGCCATTTTTGACCTTTCCCAAGGACATTTGGAAAATAACGGCCGTTGTCAACGGTGATGGAACGGCCGTTGATATGGATGAAATCAGTCCTCAGCCCCGCAACTTCACACGCGCCGATGGTACTATCTACATCTCCTCGGCTCAATCGGACGCTTTCCCATTCTGGCAAATCGTGTTCAAGCATTCTTCGGGCAAATACTGGACATTCAATAACAGCCCCGAAGAGGCCATTGCCGTGACGGGCATGTGGGGCTTCAGTAGCACCCCGCCAGAGGCGATTGAGTGGGCAACAACGGCATTGGCCGTTCATTTGTACCGGATGCGTCATGCTGTAGATGAATCTGGTTTCGTGGCGAGTCGTGAAGGCGAATTGCTTGTTCCTCCCAGCATCCCCTCTTACATTCAAGAGCGCATTCAATATTACGTGAAGGTGCTGTAAATGGCTTCACTGCTGGATGCCTACCAAGCCATTTGCAATTGGGAGATACCGGTCACCACCGGGACAGATCGCACAATTAAAATTTTGGCGTTCCAACCGGGTGAGGTGAGGTCTAAGGTAGATGCGGGTACTGTGCCGCGCCGCCTTTTGTTTCCTCCCGGTGTTTATGGTGAGGGGGTCTCTAGTTTTAAGCCGGTGGCTTTTAAGGCCACAGAGGTCACTTGGGTAATGACTGACCTGATGCTCTATCAAGCTGTTGGCTTGAATGAGCAGATAGGGCCGCTCTATCTCACTGAAGTTTCTTACTGCGATGCCTATATGGGCCAAGTTTCCAGAAACAGAACCCCAGCGGCAGGGTTCACCATTGTCAATATCAACTTCCGTACAGGCATTTTCAACTATCCGCATCGAAGCAACAACGAATACAACGGTGTGGCGGTTGACCTGTACTTAAAGACTAACGTCTGTTAGGAGTGTTTTATGAAACCTGTAATTCCTGTTGTCGTCAAAATTGCCAGCACGTACAACGGCCCAAACGGCCGTTCGCTGGGCAGGTGCGAGGTGGATCAGGTGATTGGCCTTGCCGCCGGCGGCTACCTCAATAGCCTTATCAGCAGTGGTCATGTGGTGCCACAGGTGGGCGCAGTCATTCCACCCATTGAAACCCCTGCTGATATTGATGGCGATGCCTTCCGAAGCGACCAAGACCCACCAAACAAGGAAGGTGGCGGCGCCCCTGCCGTGCCCCCCGCCCCCGTCATTCAAGAAATCGTTGCGCCGTTGACTTTAACGGCCGTTCAACCTCCCGCCATTCCAGATGCACCACCTGTTTTTGCTCCTGACCCGGAAGTGAAAGCGGCTTTGATGTCGCTGGCGGGTGTTGGTGAGGCGACGGCCGATAAGTTGATCGCTGGCGGGGTTGTTTCTTTACCAGATTTTGCCAACCGCAAACCAAACGACATCGCCGACATGATTGGCGGCAACGTGTCGTTGACCAAGATTGCCGGTTGGATCAACGAAGCCAGTACCAAGCTGGCAGGAGCGTAAATTATGAGTATCTGCGATGCGAACGGTGCAGAACTTCTTGTTCAATATAGCGATCAACCAGACCTCGCTTACGACAGTGGTAGCCACACATGGGTAGACATCCGTGATGTGATCGGCAAAGTTGAACCCTCTGGCGGCGACAAGTCCACCAGCGAGTTCAAAACCTTCAACGGCGTTAAGGTCAACGTCAGCAAGCCGGGGGCGCAAAATATCATGTTGAGTGTGGCGTTCGAGAATGATGCCAACTCATTCCTTAATTTTCTTCAGGATACATGGAACGAGGTGGAGGACAAATGCTACTGGATTCGTTGGGCCTACAACAATGGGGCAACGGGTTCACAGCGGCGCTCTGCCAAAGTGGTTCTGCTCACCAACCCCTACACGGGCGGTGCGGCTGATGGCACTGTTGTTACCAAAGACCTGAACCATGTAACCGAAGTCATTTACTCGGATGTGGTGCCGTAAGCCATGAATATTCAAACATCAAACCCTAAACCCCTTATTCCTTCCTCACCGACCTACAACACGGCCGATTATCTGTATGAACTGCCGGACTTGGCGCAAAACATGATGATCGTCGAGTTCCCTCAGCCATTCACGGTAGGTCATTACCGCAAGTGGATGCGTGCCTGCATGGGTGCCGAAGTCCCCAAAGAATACCGCGCCGACCAAGAAAGCATTACCTTTTATGCTCAATTGGTTGGCGCGTTGGCCGTGTGCAACGTCATCCCCCACGCCGAAAGCGTGATAGACAACCTGAACGCTCAACGGATCAATGCCTACCCCGATCTCGTGGATGAAGAGCCAATGGAAGAAAATGATGAGTTCACCTTTGACCCATCTAAATACGCCCTCCCCTATGCGGCCATTGACCCACACCTCCTGTTACCCGAAAATATTGAGGCTCTGCCCATTGCGGTGCGCACCTTTTTAGTGCGAACGGCCGATAAATATATCGGTGACAAGTTGTTTGCTGACAACTTGGTAGAGGTTCGCAATCGGCGCGTTCAGCAACGGCAAGGTAAAAAGACCTTTACCCCCGGCTTTCAACATGACCACTTAGGCGATAAATTGCCCGACATGGTGAATTACAAGGGTTTCGTGGTTTACAAATCCCCTGTCACCACCGCCTCTTACGGGGCTTGGACGGCCGCTATCAAAAAAATGCCGGTGGCTCATCCCATAAACGACGTGGACAATCAAGTTTTCATGCGCCAACTCCGAGGCGTGGGGGTAGTAAAAGAGGACTTTCGCTTCAAGCGGGTGGGGGAAGAAAAAGCACTAGACTGGAATGCTCTAAAGGCCAATGACTTCGACAAGATGCCTTTGGAGTTAGCCACCTTCCTTGTAGACACCCTTGATGAATACATCGGCCGTCACTCAAGTTTAAAAGTCTAACCCAATGCGTCCGAGATTGGGTTAGGTCCAAAGAACTGCAAAAAACTCAAGACATGCCGTGGCCCTTGGCTATGGCTCAGTGGTGTCTAACCACTTCCGGACGTGCCTTACTCCCTCGCCCCGGCGGGTGGTTAAACCAAATGCCTTATGAGATGCAGGCCATGCAGTTAGCCTTAAAAGCCCAACGCCTTTTTAAGAAGGGCGGGAGATGGGAAGGCGATGGGAACGGCGATTTTCTTGTCTGGCTTAACAGTGAAGATACGGCCGTTTTTCTAACGGCAGAATACATCAAAGAGATGGAAGCAATCGCAGATGTCTAGCACGAAACTTTCAATCATCATAGCCTCAAACTATGATCCCAAGGGTGCCGATGATGCCAAGAAGAGCGTTACTTCGCTCAGTGATGGCGTAGGCAAACTTGGGAAGATCGCCGCCGGTGCTATCGTTGGTGCCGGTACGGCGATTGCTACATTTAGCGTCCAATCTCTGCAAGCGTTTGGTTCATTCCAGCAAGGAATGAATGAGGTCTTTACCCTCCTGCCCAATGCGTCACAAGGCGCAATGGACAAAATGACTGGCGACATGAAAGCCTTCATGCAGGAAACGGGTAGGCTCTCATCCGAAGCAATCCCCGCTCTCTATCAATCCATTTCCGCCGGTGTACCGGCTGACAACGTATTTGAATTCATGCGCCAAGCAAATGACATGGCGCGTGGTGGCGTTACGACCCTCGAAACGGCCGTTGATGGCCTTAGCTCTGTGGTTAATGCCTACGGCGCAGACGTGATCGACGTTGGCCGTGTTTCCGACCTCATGTTTAGTGCTGTCAAGGGCGGCAAAACAACCATTGAAGAATTAAGCCGCAACCTATTCAATGTGACCCCCATTGCCGCCGGGCTTGGCCTGTCTTTTGACAACATCACCGCCGCCGCCGCCGCGATGACGAGCCAAGGCATCCCGACCAATGTGACCATGACCAGCTTGCGCCAGTTGCTGGTAGAGGTCAGCAAGGAAGGGACAAAGGTTTCTGATACCTTCAAGGATGTGGCCGGTAAATCGTTCAAGGACTTCATTGCTGATGGGGGCAACCTCAAAGAAGCACTGGATTTATTGAAGCAGTCGGCCGAAGATTCTGGCATTGGTATCAATGATTTGTTTGGTAGCGTAGAGGCTGGAACGGCCGCTTTAGCCTTAGCGGGTTCCGGTGCCAAGAAGTTCGGTGATGAACTCGCCGCCGCCGCTAATTCCGCGGGGGCTACCGACAAAGCCGCCGACACAATGGCGGGTTCTCTGACCGCCACTTTCGACAGGGCGTTAACGGCCGTTGAGTTGCTAAAGGTTACATTGGGTGAAAAACTCGCCCCAGCACTTGTGCCGGCCCTCGAAATGATCGTTCGCAAGATCAATGATGTTGTCACCCTTTTGGACTCCAAAAAAAGTGAAGGCTTTTTCTCGAATCTTGCTACGGGGGCAAAGTGGTGGTCGGGCGAGATGGGCATCCAATCTCAAGAAATGGTGCAAGCGCGTTTGAATGAGGCCAAATCACTTGAAGATTATTTGCAGGTGGCCAAGGACGTTCAAGCCCAACAAGAGGAACTTTACAAGGTTGAATATCATTTTGGTGAATCTGCATCAGCCACCGACGGCCGTAGCAAAGCCCAAATTGATGCCATGAACCGGGTACGCCTTGAATTGGTTAAAAGTACCAGTTCTTGGACAGATTACTACGCCAAGATCAGGGAGCTCCAATCACAGGGCGTAGACATCACTAACGGCATGGAGTTCTACGACACCTTCAAGGACTTTGAAGCCCTCCGTAAAACAACCGTTAGTTTTTCGCCAGAAGTTGCCCGACTTGGAGGGTATGTTTCCGGTGTGGCCGCACAGATGTACAAGGCGGGTCAAGCAAGTGACGATCTCACCGCCTCGCAAGAAGAGCAGACTGCCGCCACTGAACGCCAAGGCGAAGTTCTCAAAGCCGCTCAAGACCAACTCGCCAACTTCTTCGACACCAACATGAAGGGCATTCATGACATGCAAAATGTCAACCTAGGCACGATGCTCTATGACTTTGGTAAGCAAGTTGGCTTGAATGCCGATGACCTCCAATTCTATGCCATTGCCACAGGGCAGGTGACAAAAGAAGAGGCAGAGATGGCACGCACCATGTCTGAGGCTCAACAAAGAGCCGCCGAACTTGCCGGCGAAGTAAAGGCCGGCAACATCACCCGCGCCGATGCCCTTGTTTTGCTTCAGGAAGAATACGGCGCACGCATCGACGGTATCAACGCCACCATTGAACACACCAAAGCCATGCAGGAGTTCCGCGATGCCGCGGGCGAGGTCAATGGCGTGGTAGAAGGCTCAGCCAAAGCCGCCGCCGAAGCGACCGCCATTCAACGGCAGGCTATCCGCGACCTCAACAAAGAAACAGGTAGCCTGTTTACGGCGCAACTTCAAAATAACGATGCAGGAAAAAACTCCGCGCAAATCCTCTTCGAGCAGGCCCAAGCCGCCGGTGCTGGCATCGGGGCTTTGGCTTTGTTGGCTTCGGCTACGGGCGACTACACCGATGCACAAATCAAATCCGCTTTGGCTTCGGCCGCTATGATGGAAAAAGCGAAAATGCTCGGTCAAGCCATTGCCAATGGCATGAGCATTGATGATGCTATTAAGGAATTGGACGACTTCCGCACCGCCTTGAACTCCGAAAATTACACCGTAACGGTGCAACCGGATGCCAATATAACGGCCGTCTTAGACACCTACAAGGAGCAAATCAACGGCGTTTTTGCTGGCATTGGCGAGGGCATGAATGTGGGCGATGCGTTGGCCGGCTTGGATGAAGCCGCCAAGGGGATCGCCGACAGCTTCGATTTTGCTTTGGGCGATAAATCGGGCGCAGACCGTGCGCTGTCAGCCATGCGTACCAAGGTGGCCGAACTCGCCGAGGAGATCAGCAAGGGAATGCCCGTCGAGGAGGCCATTGCCCAGCTAAACGCCTTCCGCGATACCATCAATCAGCCCTACAATGTAGAGGTTGATGGCAAATCTATTGACGAAGCCATTGACAAAACCGAGACCCTGCTTGGCTACCCACCACCACCACCCATCAAAGCAAAAGTTGACATGCTTGAGGTAGAGGGGCTTCTCAGCACAATGGAGGAAATAGACACCAAAGCCTCTGGTGCATCCTCTACGCCCTACAAGCCCACCGTTGATGCTACGTCGGTGGATACGGCAGTTGAGAAGGCCACCGCCTTCGGTACGGCCGTTACCCAAATGGTGCAGACCCCTTACCGGCCCGTTGTTGAATCGGAGTCCATTGAACAGGCTACCGATAACGCCCACGAATTGGGCAAGATGGCAACGGCCGTTACCGACAACCCCTACAAGCTAGAAATTGATGCCACCACCGATGCAGTAATGGCCGCTTTGAGTTTGGTTAAACGCACCATTGAGGACATCGTAGGCCAAACCTATCAGGTCAATGTGGATGTCAATATTCCCGATGTGCCGGGCGCATCTACGGGCGGGAGCGGCTCTTCTGGTGGGAGTTCGGGCGGCGGTGGCGGTGGCAACCACCCATCAGCCAACGCATCCAGTATGCCCAATGCCTCCGGCATGATGTCGAATTACGCCGCCGCAACTAGCCAAGCCAACATCAGCACCCGCGATAGCATCCCCCTCTACAAGCAATCCTCCGCCGCTATTATGGAATTGTTCAGGCACAATGTTTCCATGGTGGATTCTATGATTGCCCTTTCAGTGGCCCAACAGATGGTCAATGAACGGGGCTACGATCATACAGAGGTTGCCATGATGGAGGCAGGGGCTATCAATTCCCTCACCGCTCCTTACACCGATGTGACGGCCGCGCTGATTGAGAATGCGGCGCAGGAAGCCGCCGCCGCCGCCGCCGCTGGGGATCACGCTGAAGGTGCAGATGTTGCCGCCATTGCTCAAGAGGCTTATGCCGCTACGGTAAAAAGCCTTAATCAAGAACTGGGCGGCCTGTTCATCCGCCAACTTGAAAGCAATGATGCCCTAGGCAATTCCGCTGACCTTCTGCTTGAACAAGCCCAAAACGCCGGTGCCGACCTCAACGCTTTGGCACTGCTGGCCGCACGGACTGGCCGTTACAGCATGGAGCAAATTCAAGCCGCTCTAGCTACGGCCGCTCTCACCGAAAAAGCCAAACAACTTGGCGAAGAAATCGCCGGGGGAATGAGCATCGAAGAGGCTATCCGCCAAATGGATGAGCTTCGCGCTAGTTTGGGTTTGGTTGAGGACACGTTGGGCCAAACCGAAGAGGCGACCGCCAAACTCACCGCCGAAATGGGCAATATGTTCATGAAGTTCTTGGATGGCGGCCCGGTGACTCTGAACTTCGCCGACATGCTATTACAGCAAGCCCAAGCCGCCGGCGCATCCATGACCACCCTTGCCCTGTTAGCCGCTCAAACGGACATGTATACTGAAGAGCAAATCAAACAAGCTTTGGCAATGGCCGCGCTCACCGAACGGGCAAAGCAATTAGGGGAGCAGATTGCTAGTGGCGCAATTGATGTGGACTCTGCTATCTCGGAACTCAGTGATTTTGCCGACAGCCTAGGCTTGAACAACGCCAGTGACAATCCCGGCGGAGGAAACGGCCGCCCCTCAACCAATGCTACAACCAGTGCTATGATCAACACGGCCCAAGACACAGGCAAAAGCGCAGGGCAAGCCGCCGCCTCTGCGTTTAGCGATGCCATGGCCAATGAAGCCATGCCCGATGTAAATGTATCCATGTTCCTGCAAACCGACATTGAAGACGACATAGACCGCATTGAACGGCGATTGCTTGCCATGACCAGCCGCGCTTACGATATTAAGTTAGGCATTGCCGATGGTGGCCCTTATTCGGACACTCGCGGCTTTTCACGCGCCCGCCAAGCCTTCAGTGAAGAGATGGAAGCGGTAGGGGGTTTGTAATGGCATTCTCAGAAGGCATCCTTAAGATCACCAAATTTGGCTCAACGGTTCTTGACCCTGATTTGGGCAGTTCCATGAATTTTCCAATCGGTGCAGGCAAGGCAGACTTGGGACTTATCCGCTTGCCTAATGGGGCTACCTATGACCCCAACGCCACGTTTGATGCGCCTATCATGCCCGGCACCGTGTCTGTTGACTTCGTTGTCACGGCCACCAGTTCTGCCTCACTTATGACCAAGGTTTCCGCGCTCAGCTTGCTGGTTGGCACTCGTGACACGCTTTACGCAGAAAGTGCGGCGGCGGTTGAATGGACATGCACAGCACGGCTTCAATCCGTTGAAGGCATTGTTAATCCTCCGCTAGAAAGTTTCAACCAGTCGGTTAAATTAAATTTTGTTCAAATAACAACTTGGACGGCCTAGCACCTTATGTCTTACGCGATTTACGATCAACTCGAATGCTACATTGAAAGCCCCCTAACACCGTTTGGAACAACGGCCGTTTTGGGCAACATCATACGGGCTTCAGGCACGCAAACGCACCTTAAAATCGGGCGCGGTAGTTGTGTTTTTTCGGGCATGGATTTAGACGCACTTGGCGCAATTGAGGAAGGGATGATCGCCAAGGTAAAGTACACCGAACTCCGAGCCGTTGGCGATGGCCCATGGAATGGCTTGTTTACGTTGGCCTATTTCCGCATTGAAAACATTCACAAAACAATGACTTCGAGGGGATGGGGCTTGGAAATTTCCGGGCCGGACATCCTCACCGAGTTATCTTTTCGCATGGTGGACAATGGCCCCATTGATGATGGTGCGGGTGGCCCGGCGACGGCCGATGACATTGTTCAGATTACGGCTAATAAGCCGGGTGGCTGGTCATTAGTGGCACTCGGCAATACGGCCGATGGTACGTACCACTCGGTTCAAGATGAAGATATTTACACCATGTTGGTTGCCGCCGCTAACCAAAGCGGCGAGTATTTCCGGCGTTACAATGTCTTTTGGACTGGTGGCCGTGAATTAGAATGGTATCGCACCCCCGGTGCATCTATCGTTGAACTCATCATGCCAAGTAACCCAATGAGTGCCGATGCTGACCCCAGCAAGGGCATCATCCTTGAGATGGTTGAGGATGAGCAATTAAACGAGGAGGCCACGCGCATCCGCGTCTATGGCGCAGGCATGGGCGAAGACCGCTTAACGATTGCTGAGGCTGAAACCTATGTCACCGTGCCAACGGGTTACTCGGTGGTTTGGGCGAGTAGCACCATCATTGATGACGACGCAGAGGCCATTGCACCAGTTATAGAAAAGGTAAAAACCTTTCCCGGCGTGAAACCCGCAGACAATACCCTAACGGCCGCTACCAATGCGGCCATTGCCCTTTACAAGACCGCCATTCAATACCTCACCAACCGCCGCTCGAGCAAGAAATTTTACCGCTTGGTTTGCGACATCAAACGGCCGTTGCAAGTTGGCGATCTGGTAACAATCAACTGCTCCTTTGCCACGGGGGCAGGCACGATTCTAAACATCAACGATGATTTTATCATCCAAGAAATCACCCTTGATTTGGGCGAGGATGGTTTGGTAAGGCATCGTCTCTTGGTGGGCGAAGGCACAAACCCAACACGCTCACCCGCCGACCAACATGCTACCATTGTTGGCGCAATCAAGGAACTGAGAACGGCTAATCGTTATACCACTGCCGCTTATGGTTTACCCGGCACGTCTAGCACAGACCATGGCGCACTTTCTGGGCTGTCCGATGATGATCATGTCGCTTACCTATTGTCCAACGGCGGCCGTCAACTAACGGGCAATTTAGCCGTCACAAACGGGATTACGATTGATGGGGTTGACATCAGTGTTCACGCCACCACTGCCAACGCCCACCACACATGGCCCTTGGTTGCAGGTAACGGCATCGCCATAACGGGAGATGTTAATATCGCGGTGAGTCTATCATCACCCTCGGCTTTGGAGTTCAGCAGTGGCTTAAGGGTGGCCTCTAGCATTGCCGGGAATGGGCTGGCTTTTGCCTCGCAGGTGTTGAGTGTCAATGTTGGTAATGGCACGGAAATATCAGGTGATGCGGTTGTCGTTAAGTTGGCCAGCGTTCCCGGTTTGAGTTTTTCAGGAACGGGCTTGCAGATAGATGACACCATAGCCGGCAACGGGCTAACCATTTCAAGCAAGGTGTTGGCTATCAATCTAGGTTCCCCTAGTGGCTTGGAAATCGCTACCGATGCCCTCCAAGTGGCAGACACCATCGCCGGCGATGGGCTAACCATCACTGGCAAAGTGCTGGCTGTGGGGGTTGGGGCTGGTTTATCGGTGGCGGCTGACTCTGTTTACCTGACCACACCCGGCACCCTTACCGTTACCTCAGCTAATACGGCCGCTGGTAGCCATACCCATGCCATTACTGCTAGTGCCAACCCCGGCGCGGCCACTGCCCTACTTAAATCCGATTCAAGCGGCTACCTGCAATTGGTGCGGCTTGGCTTGCAGGTGGCTCCCCTTTACCCACTCCACGTCGCCGGCGCAACCGAGCAATTTCGCCTTGAATACAACACCGCCAACTACACCTCATTTGTAGCCGACAGCACCGGCACCCTCACCATCACCCCCACCAATAACCTGAACCTCTATGCCGCTGGCAATGTGGTTTTTGATCCGACCGGCAACGATATTTTGCCGGCCACTTCTTACGACCTAAACATAGGGCAGTTGTTTAAGAAGTATCTTACCCTCCACGCCGCCGAGCTATGGGTTGAAACGTTGGTGGCTCAGGACACCATTGCCACCATTGGGGGACGGATTCTTGTTGGCCCAACGACGACGCTAACCCGCGACCTGAAGCCAACGGCCGCTACGTTTGTCAACACTCGGAATACTGCCAATGCGAGTTCGTCAACCCTAATTGCCGATGCGCCCGTTGGCTCCACAACAAATCACCTACTGCTCATTGTCATTCAAACCACAGGGTTAAATTATCAGGTAACTATTTCAAGTGCCGGTTGGACGCAGATAGGCAGTTATGTTTCAACATCTGGTTATCAAAGCGCGCTCTTTTATGGCATCCATAATGGTGACTCGTCTTACACCTTTGCCTTTAACAAAGTGACCGCCTCTGCCTGCACGATGGTGGCTTATTCTGGGGTAAACACCTCGAACCCCATTGGCTCAACCAATGTATCTGCCGTCGTCTCTTCTTTGAATGTCACCGCTCCTGCACTAACACTTGTGGATTACGATCAGCGTGTTTGTTTGTTGTTTGGCGCGCAAACGGATACCAGTTGGTCATTGCCGGCGGGGGTGAATGAGCGATTAGAACCCGGTGCCGACAAATACGCCGTGGCTGACATCACCACCACAACCATCAGCACAACGGCTTATACGGCCGTTCAAACCACATTGCAAAACTCAGTGGCCTATCAGGTTGCCATCAACGGATCGGTATCCAGCAACATCTATGTGAAGCACAACCAAATGGCAAGCGGCGACCGCGTGTTGATGGAAGCCCGCCTGAAGGTTGAGTTCATGGCGATCACCAGTAGTGCCACACTGCAAGCTGAGGGCGACTATTTATACACAGTCACCCGCGATTTGGACGGCACGGGGGCGAACAGTTGGTATGCAGGTGATGCCATGTTCAACACCGGGCAAACGGGCAATGGCTTCATTGACCTTTACAGCGTTCGTGGGGCAAATCCTGCCGGGTCTACCGCCGGGCCAACCATCGTCGGCAACGTGCGCAACTCGTCAACCTACAACGATTGGTCTGAGCATTGGGCAATTGGCAACCTGAAAGGCATTTATGGTTATGGCACAAACACCTACGGCGTGGGGCTAGGGAAGTACAGCACAGGCACGTCTTATTTGTTGGCTGATGCCACCAATGGTATCCGTATCATGCGCGGTACTACTCAGCTTGGTCAGTGGGACATCTCCGGTAATATTCTGGTTGGGCAAGCGGCCGCTTCGCAGTCCAACATCTACATCACCAGCGGGACTATCCAGCTTCGCAATAACACCACTGTTTTAGGCCAGTGGGACGCTTCAGGTGGGATCACCGTTGGCGAAGTGGGGGCGAGTAAATCTAACATCCTCATCTCGGCGGGTGCGCTCAGCATCCGAAGCAACACCACCGTTTACACCACCTTGGACAGTTCCGGCAATCTTACCATTGGCCGTGTGGCCGCTTCTCAGTCCAACATCTACATCACCAGCGGCGCGATCCAACTTCGCAACAACACGACCGTCTTAGGAACGTGGGACGCTTCGGGCGGCATTGTGGTGGGCGAAGTTGCGGCTAACAAATCAAACGTGTCTATTTCTTCGGGCGAGATCGCCTTGAAAAACAACACCACCCCCAAAATCAGGATTCAATCTGATGGCGATCTGCTCATTGGGACTGATGCTAATTCCGCATCAACTACCACATTTGTTGTTTTTACCAATGCTCAAACCTACAACGGCGAATCCATTGGGGCCGGCGATTTGCTGATAGGTAGCAACTCAGCAGGCAAGGCAAACATTCTTTGGGATAGTTCGGCCGCTCAACTTCTGTTTCGCGGAGGAACAAGTGCTAAGGCGTACATAGACACCGATGGGGCAATAAAGGCCGGTGGTGGAGTTGTTTTGCTGGATGATGATGGTTTGTCCATTCGGACCGCATCGTCTTACAGTGTTGCCAACTCCATTCTATTTACGGACAGCACAAAAACGTATGAATATTCGATTTTTTATACGATTGCTGATTCTGGCGGCAACTACACCTATATAACTTCAAATGCCAGCGTGGGCCAAGGCGCAAACAGAAGTGCGGATATCAACCTCCATGCAACTGGAAATGGTACCGGCGATGGCTCAATTGAGTTGGGTGCAGGGGCTAGTTTTTACAGATTCTTTGAAACATTTGCCAGTTTCCCGGTTGACTTAAGATTGGCAAAGGGTCTCACCATCGGAAGTATAAGCATCGATCCTCCTGACAATGCCATTTTGTTTGTCGAGACTTCCTCGACACCAGCCAGTCCCGCGTCGGGAACAGAAGCAAATGTTTATGTAAAAGCAAATAAAATAATTTTTCAATGGAATGATGCGGGTACAATTCGCTACAAATATTTAGATTTAACAGGCACTGGCGTTACATGGGTTCATACAACAAGCGCGCCGTAAAATTAAAATTAGGGAATAGAAAATTAACATGAAAGGTTCTTTGATGTTTATATTTTGGCTTTCGTTGTTTGGAGTGTCGGCTTATTTTTTGTTTCCCAATAGAGCCACTCCCCCAAACAACCTTATGTACGTTTCTGCCAGCAACAATCACACTTGGTTTAACATGGCCGTTCCTAATTACTCCGGCCGTCAATCCGACAAGGTTCTCACGTTCGCAACCGGGTTAGATGGAATGATTTATCTTGGCGGCGACTTTACAAATTTTAGTGGAATCAATACAGCCGACGGGATTGTTGGCTATAACCCATTCACAGAAGAGTATTTCGCGCTTGGAGATGGGGCGCAAGGTGTCGAAATAGTTTATTCTCTGGCGGTTCTACCTGATGGGGGACTGGTGGCCGGTGGGAGTTTTCGATCCATGGGGAATATCCCGGACACTTCCTATGTGGCTCTTTGGGCAAAGGATGAATGGCATAGCATGGGGGGCGGGTTCGATCATGGGGTATATGATATGGATGTCGCACCAAACGGCCGTTTGTATGCTACTGGCGGTTTCTTTTATTCTCCATCCGGCGGGGAGATGCCGGGTGTGGCATATTGGGAAGGTGATCGGTGGCACAATGTTGGTATTGGCATTGATGGCATTGGCCGTGCAATTGAGGTCACTGCAAACGGTACGATCTATGTTGGAGGCAGTGTAGCCAATCCACCAGGAAACATCACTCGCTTCAACGGTTACGCTTGGCAACCAATCGGAAATGGTTTGGATGATGTCGTCTTCGATCTGCTAGAACTAAACGGCCGTATCTACGCCGCTGGGCTGTTTACCCACGACCTCAAGGGCAACAATGTAAACCGGGTGGCCGAACTCGGGAATGATGGCCTATGGCATACATTGGGCGAGGGCGTTACTTTGGGCGGAGCTACAAACGCATCTGGCCGCTCATTGACCACCGATGGCGAAAGCATCTTTTTGGCTGGGCGATTTGGTGAGGCCGACGGCATTCCCGTTAATGGCGTGGCCCGGTGGAGTTTTGATACCAACCATTGGGAAACCACTACCCCGCCTTTCCCTGTTTACGGTACAATGGCGCAATCTGTTTATTTTAATGATGGCCTTCTCTATGTTGGTTTTAATGCCTATGGAGAAACGGCCGTTCAAACCTATTTTCCAATTATGTTTAACGAAGGAACAACCCAAGATGAGTGAACAATCTAAAGAACCCTACAATGTCAACCCAGCCCCTGCGCTTCTTCCCCCATCACCGCCAGTGGAAACAAACCCACTGTGGCGGGAACTGGAAGCAACCAGCGAAGATGAAGGCATAGCGCGTGTTCGATACATGCGCCAAGCCGCCACCGTTGAGCCAATTGTCGTTAGCCTTGTCATCCAGCCCGCGCTGGGGGCGGTTTATATTTCCGGGTCTGGCATCTCTGGCCGCATTGGTGGTCTAAAGCCATGCTTTCCCGCTGATGAAATGGAAGTGCTTCGGTTGCAGATCGCCGCACTGCGGCAAACCGAGGAACAGCTTAACGAAAAACTTTTGGACTTGTTGACCGCGAAAGCGCAACCATCAACCCAAAGCAAACAAGAGGAGCCGGCCAACGGCCGTTCCTAAATTAGAACGTTCTAATTCAGATACAATGGAGGTATTAAGGAATAAAAAAGAGAACCAGCATTGTTTTTATTGGCGATGTTGGCAGGCCATAAACCATCCAC